CGTTCATCGGCGTCATGGTCGGCGGCAACGACATCCGCATCCTCGAACGCACGGCCGACGACCAGGTGCACGCCGGCATCATCCACCAGGCCCGCATGTTCTGGCAGTCCATCGCCGACGGCATCGAGCCCGACCCGGTCATGCCGGAAGACGCCGACGCCGTGATCCGCATGAACAGCTACGCCGAACCGGGTAAGCTGTACGACGGCCGAGGCAACGATGCGTTGAAGCACCTGATCGAACAATACCAGCGCACCGGCGAGATCGAGCGCGAGGCGGCCGAGAACCGCAAGGTCATCAAGGCCGAGATCCTGCAGATCATCGGCGACCACGAGAAGGTGCTGCTGGACGGCTACTCAGTGTCCGCCGGCATCACCGCCCCCACGCAGGGCACGGAAGTCACCGCCGACATGGTCGGCACCTGGATCGGCGGTCGCGCCGGTTTCCGCAGTTTCCGCGTCACCACCAAGAAGGCAAAAGGAGCCTGAGCATGTCCAAGATCCATCTCGTCACCCTGTCCGACCCCGATACCGGCGCTGGCCGCAAGAAGTACCTGGTCCGCGCGCACACCCGCGCCGGCGCCGAGAAGTACATCCAGCGCAAGGTCGCCGGGTTCATCGAAGCCCGCGTGCCCACGCAGGACGAACTGATCGGCGCCATGCAGGCCGGCGTCGCCATCGAAGACGCCACCCGCCAGCCAGACCCCGAGCCGGCCACCGAGCCCCAGGAGTAACCCATGTCCGAGTCCCGCGAACTCAGCCCCGTCGCGCAGGTCTGCAACACGCTGCTGCAGCCTGCGTTCAAGGAGAAGCTGCAGACCGCCCTGCCCGACGGCGTCGATGTCGACCGCTTCACGCGCGTCGCCATGACCGCCATCCAGCAGAACCCGTCGGTGTGCAACGCCGACCGCAACAGCCTGTTCACCAGCGTCATCCGCTGCGCCCAGGACGGACTGCTCCCGAACGGCAAGGAGGCGGCGCTGGTCGTGTTCGGCCAGCAGGTGCAGTACATGCCCATGATCGGCGGCCTGCGCAAGATCGCCGCGAACCACGGCATCATCATGGCCACTGGCGTCGTGCACAAGAACGACACGTTCGAGTACGAGCTGGGTGTCGAGCCGCGCAAGCGTCACGTCCCGGCGCCGCTTGACCAGGACCGCGGCGAGCCCATCGGCGCCTGGGCCGAGGCGAAGGATGCGGAAGGCAACATCTACCTCGAAGTCATGGGCAAGCAGGACATCGAGTCCGTGCGCTCGTCGAGCCGCGCGCGCAACGGCGACCTGTGGATGAAGCATTGGGGCGAGGCGGCCCGCAAGACCGTCGGCCGCCGCCTGTTCAAGTCCCTCCCGCTGGCCGACAAGCTGACCGAGGCCGAGACGCGCATCATGGCCGCGGCCGACGCCGAGCATGTGTTCGACCAGGCCCCGGCCACCGATACGGCCCAGCAGGCCGGCCCGCGCCGCCCGCGCGGTCTGGACAAGGTCGCGGCTGCGGCGCAGTCCGAGACGCCGTCGGATGTCATCGAAGGCGAGATCGTCCAGCCGGGTGACACCGGCGGCGACGAGCCCGAGGCCGAGTCGCACTTCTGACGGGGGTTGCCATGCTCCGATACGACAAGAAGCTGCAGGATTGGGCCGCGCGCCGCGCCGAGATCTGTGCGCACTTCGAGAAGTCGCAGTGCTACGCCGAGACTGGTGCCGCGTTTGGCCTCACCCGCGAGCGTATCCGTCAGATCGTGCGACGTGAGAAGGGGGCGGTTGGCCGCCCCCCGAGGAAACGCTGATCACTCGCCAGCAGCGGCTTCCAGATCGGGCGCCCGCTCCGGCGCCCGGTCTCCCGGCTCCCACCAGTACGTCGTCCCGTTGCGCTCGCGGGCGCGATCCTTCATGCGGTCGACGTAGCCGGGCGAGAAGTATTCCTGCATCTGGAAGAACACGTTGCGGTCCAGCGCGGCCTTCGTGTACCACAGCGACGACCCCGGCGTGTACGCCTTGACGAACTTCGTGATCTCGGCGCCGAGATCCGTGTCCTCGTCCCGCATGGCCTGCATGATGTTCCCGCGCACAAGGTCGTCAACATCCTCGATGAACCCAGCCATCGGGCCGCCGAGCGTGCCGAGCAAGCTCTGGCCATACCCCGACGTTTCCGCGAACAGGAAGTCGCCGTAGATGCCGAGCGATCCGCCCTTCAACACGGCGGCCACCCAATTGCGCGTGCCGAACTCATCGCGCGGGTCGAGGTTGCGCGGATCCTTGCCGCTCACGATGTCGCCAAGCTCCATCGCCACGGCGCCGAGCAACGTCTGCGCGGCGATCAGCGCAGCCATGTATCCGGCCTTCCCGCGCGTCGTCGAGTACATGCCCATCGCACGCTGCCAGTGCCGCATCATCATGGCGATCGGGAACGTCTTGAACTGGAAGAACGACCGGCGCAGCTCGCCACCCAGCGTGCCGCGCGCCGTGCCGCCTTGGATCAGGCTCCGCTCGCGGGCGCCAGGCTCGATGATCGCCACGTCCTGCTCTTCCAGCACAACGGCCAGCAGCTTCGAGGCGGCGCGTTCGCGGGCGACGGCCGGCGAGACATCGGGCGCGACGCGGGCCAGCACTTCATCGGGGATGGCATAGATCGCATCCGGCGTCAGCACCGTGTCGTTGCCGCGCCACGAGTCCGGCTGTGCCGCGCGCCAGATCGCCCACTCTTCGTCGGTGATCCCCTTTCCGCGCAGCAGCGCGTAGTCATCCGCATCGAGATCGTCGACCTTGGAGAACTGGCGCGTCAGGGCCCCGATCGCGTCCATCATGGTGATCGAGAACGCGCGGCGGCGGGCCTCGGTGATGGCGCTCAGGCCGGACGCGCGCAGGACCGCCGAGGCGATCTTCTCGGGGATGTGCGATCCCATCGTCTCGCTGCCCCAGCGATCCATCTGATCGGCCATCGAATGCACCATCAGGCCGGCGCGCTGGGCCAGCCGCTTCTCCATCTGATCGGCTGGGTTTAGCGCCCGCATCTCGTTCAGGAACAGCTGCAGCATCGGCAGGTTGTTGACGCGCGCGGTCAGGTACAGCGTGCCCTCGTCCGAGATAGACGTGATGGCGGCCGAGCCAAGCTTGGACGCGGTCAGCCACGCGCGTAGTGCCGCGAACGCATTGGCCATGCGGCGATTCGGCGGCGGCGGCGTGTTGCCAGCGACGAAGTCGTACAGCCCGACGGTTCGCTCGATCTTCTCGTTGATCTTGGCGACCTGATCCGGGGTGGCCGTGGCCATCTCCGAGCGCAGCCGATCAAGGAAGTGCTGCACCGTGTAGTCCGCGTTCGGTCCGAACGTCTCGACAAGCGCGATGTCGCGCGACATGCGCTGGACGTGGCCCACCATCGCGTCGATCACGTTGCGGCCGGAGTACGCCTGCAGTGCCGCCAGCGTGGCGTCGCCGTCGATCAGGTGGATCTGGCGCGATTCGGCGTTGCGGTTGGCCTTCACTCCGCGTCCACCAGGCGGCATGTTGGCCGTGTCGATGCGCTTGTTCGCGCCCTCGGAGACAATCGTGATCCACGCCTGCCCCAAGAACTCGCGCATCTCGGCGTCGGTGAACTGTGACCCGTCCTCGTGCACGTACTTGCGGCGGTCGATCCACTGCATGAAATCGTCGACGAACTTCTGCTTGCCCATCTTGACCGCGAGATCCTGCGACCACGAATGCGGCATGCCCCAATTGTCCAGCTTCCCGACCATGCCGCCGGCGGCGTTGAACCGCTGCCGCAGCGCCTCAGTCAGCAGCGCCCACTCTTTCGCGGCCTTCACCAGCTCGGGGCGGATTCCCTGCGTGACGCCGTGCAGCGCACGGATGAACTGCGACTCGGCCTCCTTGTTGGCCAGAAATCCCAGTAGGCCAGGCTTGATCGACTCGAACGCGCCAGCCAGCCGCCCCATCGACTGCGCCATGATGCCCTTGCTCGCCGACTCTGCCGACGTGCTGTTGTTCTTGCCGTCGTACTTGCCGGCGATCAGGCGGCCGAGCGCGTCCAGCGGGGTCTTGTCGTGCCCCGCCGCGACCTGCGCCGCGATGTAATTCTGGATGCGGTCGTGCGCGACGATCATCTGCGCCGCGCGCTGCTTCCGCTTGGCGGCCTCGGCCAGCAGATCTTCGGCCGCGACCTTGGCGCCCTCAAACAGCCGCTCGTCCTTCGACAGCGTCGCCCACCGCTGGGGCTCCTTGCGCGCGACCTGCATCATGCCGTCACGGACGCGCTGCTCCATGTTCCGGCTTTCGGCGTTGGTGATCTTGCGGCCGATGGCCCCCTCGACCGCCGCCTTGCACTGTGCCTTCATGTGCTGCTCCCGATAAAACACGACACCGCCGCATCAAAGCCCGGCGCGTCCTGGTTGGCCCGCGCGATCGCAGCGTCGGCCTCGGCCATCAGGTCGGCGACCGAACGCTCGACCCCGTTCTCGTCCACCACGACCAGGTCGGGGTCCATGTCCACGACATCGGCCGCGCGGGCCTGCATGCCGGCCTCGCCAGGTTCCAGCTTGGCGGCCTTGGCGCCTGCCCCGGCGGCCGACTCGGGCTTGGCCTTGGCCTCGACCTTCGCCAGCTGCACGGCGCCCTCGTCTGCACCGGTGCGGAACGCCTGCCCGGCAGGGGTCCGGTACTCGGCGCCGCGCCCGCGGATCCCGCCCTTGGCGTCTCCCAGCACGCCGCCCTGCTGCTTGGCCAGCTTCAACATGGCCGTGCCGACGCCGCGCCGACGGTACGCCTCGTCGACCTCGATCGTCGGTGGAGTGCCGTCGTTGGCGTACACCAGCTCACCGATCTTCTGCTCGCCGTCGAACGCCTCAACCACGCGCACCTGGCCGAACTCGGAGAAGTCCGTGCCAGCCGGCGCCGGCCTATCAGTCAGGGTGAACTCGCCGGCCTTGGTCTTGGCGGTGAACCGGCTGACATCGGGGCCTTCCGGCACCACGGATGCTGCAGGGGCCTCTTCCTGCGCCGCAGCGCGCGCTGGCGGCGCTTCCGGCTCAGGCGCGGCCGCAGGCTCGTCTGCGCGCGCGCGCGCCTCCTGCGGCACGTCAGGCAGCGGCTCGTCGGTCAGCTCAATCCCGCGGCGGGCCAGCGCCGCTTCCAGCGCGTCGACCTCGTCCAGCATCTCGGGCAGGCCGGACTCGCGCAGGGCCCGCACGAGCGCGTCCGGCGCGTACACCGTGTTCTCGGGCTTCGGCACCACGGGCCCATCCAGCGGGTCCGTTTCGACCCGGCGGCCGTCCAGCAGCGCCTCGGTCGCGGATTCCAGGTTCCGGGTGTGCTGCTGCAGTGCAGCAACGTCGGCCAGCAGGCCGGGGGCCGTGTCGATCTCGACGTGCTTCACGGCCGCGGCCGTCATGGCCACGTCAGCCGCCTCGGTCGCGCTGCGCACAGTCACCCGCGGCCGGTTGCCGCGTGCACCGGCGTACCCGAACACGCCGCCCAGGATGATGTCGGCCGCGATCATCTCCCCGTGGATCGTCGAGTAGCGGTCTGCCAGCTCGCCGTAGCCACGAGCGTCCAGCACAGCACCCATCGCCTGCCCGGCCACGAGATCCTGCGCCACGTTGACGCCAGGGCCGAAGGCGAGGGTGTTGAACGCGACGTTCTTGCCGGCAGAAAGCCACGGGATGCTGACGGCACCCGGAAGGCCGACACCAACGCCAGTCAGGGTGGCATCCAGCGCCGCGGCTCCGGTGGCCGTCAGCGGGTCGACGCCCTGCGCGGTCAGGTCGGTGTAGGTGCCCGTGCCCTGGAACGTGCCAGCGGCAAGCGCGCCGCCGACGGGGCCGCCAAGCGCCGTGCCGGCCACAGCCGGCGCACCAATGCCGATCAGCGAGTACAGGATGTTGCCCACGGTGCCGGTCGAGATCGGATCGGGGACCATCGACGCCGTCAGCCGCCGCGGGGCCTGGCGCATGTTCTCGTCCAGCCAGCCGGTCATGTCGGTGCCGAACAGGGCATCGAGCGGCTGCGTGACGAACACGCTTCCGAGGCCGTACTGCACCTCGCCGAGCAACTGCCCTGCGATGGCGCCGGCCCGGCCGAACCCTCGATCAATGCCCGACAGCGTGCCATCGAACAGGCCAGGCTCTAGGGCCTTCGGGTCGCTCGGCGTCGCCAGGATACGCTGCTGGGTCTGCCGTTCCTCGCGCGGGTCAAGGAACAGGAAGGTCATCGGCCACCGCCGGGCCCACGCGAGTACGAGTCGTCATAGGCCGGCGCCGGAACCTGCAGCGTCGGGATGCCGTTCGGGTAGGTGTAGCGCGGTACCGACAGGTAGATCGGGGCGCCGTTCCGGTCTTTGAGCGGGCCCGTTCCGGCCATGACCGCGTACTGTCCATCGGCCACGGTCTGCAGCGTCAGAGCCTCGAACGGCACGTTGGCGTAGCCGGCCTGCGGCGCGATGCGCGTCCACTCCTGCACGAGCATGTCGCCAACGAACGTCGGGTCCATGCCCCACGGCGGGACGATCTTGGTATCGCTGCCGGGCATCTCGATCAGGCCGCCCGTCGCCGCGCGCGCGGCGATCTTGGCAACGTCCTCGTCGAGCTTTCCATCGTAGCCACCGTTGCGTGCACGCTCGCCCGCGTAGATGGCCTTGAACAGCTGGTAGGCCGCGCCCTCCTGCTCGGCATTGCCGGCGTAGGCGTTGCCCGTGTACTCGGCCCACACGCGGCGCAGGTCCGTATCGCTCGGCATCGGGAACCGGCCGTAGCCGTTCTGCTGCGATGCCGCCTTGGTCGGGTTCAGCAGGTCTTCTCCGAACATGGCCATGCGCGCGACCTCGGCCGCCGTCATGGTGCGGTCGCCCACGTTCACGCTCCCGCCAACGTGATTCACCAGGCCGGCAATCGCCGTCACCGGGGAATCCTTGCGGAGCTGCGACATGATCGAGCGGTACTCGCGGTCGCCTACGTTCCCGCCGATGGCGCCGACGAACTTCATGCGCTCGTCGCCCGTCATCTGGCCGAGCGCCTGCGCAAGCTGAGCGGCCTCGGCGTTGGTCAGCAGCGTGTATCGGGTTCCGTACTTCGTGCTGTTCATGTCGGCCACGCCCGCGCGCTTGCGCAGCCCGGCGACCATCGCTTCCTCGTTGGAAAAGTCGATGGGCTCGGCGTCGGTGTAGCCAGCCGTGATGGCGAACTGCACGGGGTCGCTCGCGCGGGCATCCAGCACAGCCTGAGCGGCCTGCACGGCCAACCCGTACTGCTGGGAAGCCGCCGCGTAACCAGCTCCCGGCTTGGGCTCCATGCGCGCCAGCGTCTCCTGGATCTGCGCAGGCGTCATGTCCTTGAAGCGCGCGCGCTCGGTGGCGAACTTCTGCGCTGATGCATACCGCTGGTATCGCTGCGCGCCTTCGACGCCACCGAACGCAGCGATGAACTCCTGCGCCGTGATCGGATTCGGCGGCTGCTTGCCGTCGCCATAGGCCGCCAGGTCATCCTGCTCGCGCGCGGCGATCAACCCGGCCATCTCGTTGCGCTTCCGCTGCAGCGCGCTCTCGGTCGCGCCGAGCAACTGCACAACCTGCGGCACGGTCAGCATGTCGTAGGCCAGGTCACCAACGCGCTCGCCTTCCGGCTTCTCCTGCAGTACGGCCTCTGGCGTCTTGCGCGCGCCCTGCGGCGGCAGCTCGGCATGGATGTGCGGGCCGGTGCCGTGCGGTTTGGTGATGACCTGGAAACCCTCGGCCCGCAGCGCGGCCACGAAAGCGTCGATCTCAGCCTGCGTCTTTCCCCTGATCGACCAGTCTCGCGCGGTGCCGCGGCTTTCGAGATGCTGGCTGTTCTTCACAGCGCCAGGCAGCGCGTCGTTCTCGGCCTGCGTGCGCGTGATGCTTGTCGTCACGAACCCGAACGAATTGCCGATCGCCTCGTACTTGGCCTGTACTTCCTGCGCCGTCGCCGGAGGCCCGCTCGGGGTCGCAACGTCAGCGCGCGTCATGCCGAGCCGCGCAGCCAGCTTCTCCTGCGCAGCCGCCGGATCGCGCTCGACTTCGCCAAGCACGGCCGCCTGCGCCACGCGCATCGAGCCGTCTTCCAGCAGTTTCGCTTTCAGGTCAGGGCGCAGATCCGCCGCCGCCACCGTCGCGCGCCACTCGGCGAGGCGCGGCGCCAACTGTGTCGGGTCGGCCGCCACGAGCTTCGAGATTTCGTTTGCCGCGGTGTCGATGTTCTCGCCACGGAACCGCGCGCCTTCCTCGGCCTCGTACATGATCGCGCGCGTGGTCATGTCCGCGCGCATGGTCAGCGCGCGGTCGCGCAGGAACTTCTTGGCCGTCTCGCTCGGGGCCTGCGACGCGACGGTTTCCTCGTCCTCGTCCCATTCCTCGTCGAACCGTTCGAGAAAGCCCTCGGCGCCAGGCGGGGACTCCTGCTGCAGCCTCACGAACCCCTCGGTCCTGCGGCGCGCAAGCTCGGCCAGGTTCCGCGCGGCCCACGCCTTGCCATCTTCTTCTTCCTTCCGGCGGCGCTCGGCGTCGCGGGCTTCCTTCATGCGCGCGATCGCCATGCCGGCCTGCTCGACATCGCCGGCGACCTTCATCAGCGCGTTCGGGACGGCCTGGCTGACCTGCAGCGGGCTCGCGCGCGGGACGACGCCCAGCGTGTTCGGGACGGTCTGCTGCTCGTACTGGCGGATCTTGACGGCCATCAGTCAGCCTCCGCCGCCAGGAGACGGGGTGCGCGCGCGGCCGTATGCCGTCGCGGCACCCGAGAACAGGGTCGACGCGGCGCTCAGGTTGGCGCCCTGCCGTTCCAGACGGCCGTTGATGCGTGCCATGCGCGCCGACTGGCGGCCGAGCTCCGACTGCGCCAGCAGGCCGCGGGTCTGCAGCCCGCCCTCGTAACGGATGTTCAGCGCGTCCAGCTCGGCGTTCGTGGCCGACTGGCGGTAGATGTCCGCAGCCGAGCCAGACAGCCCGATGCCGGCCTGCGACAGCGCCGCACGCTGCTCGCCGAGCGCCTGCCGCGCCACGCGGCGCTGGGCTTCCTCGCGCGCGTTGGCCTGCTGCTGCGCCGCAACGGCGTTCTGCCGGTCGATCTCGGCGTTGTACTCGTCCGCCTGCGCCTGGCCCTTGGCCATCGCCTCGGCGTTCTTGCCGCCCTGGTAGATGCCGTAGGCGCCGATCACGGCCGAAGCCGCGGCGGCCCACGCCATAATCACGCCAGTCTCTACGCCCGTCATCGCTTGATCCTCACGTACATGAAGGAGTCCCGGCCATCCGGCGTGAACGCTTCCATCTTGCTCTCCAATTCGAAGCCGAGCAAGCGGGCCAACCGGATGCCCTGGATGAACTTGCAATCCACCTGCGCCTCGATCCGGCGGTAGTCGGCCAGATCCAACATCCGGCGCATGGCCTTCACGATCCGCGGGAAGTACCGGCCGGAGTCATCCCCGACTAGCGCCCAGGCCAGCGCGCGGCCGTGCCACTGCTCGATCAGGCCGGCGCAGCAGACGGGGTGCCCGTCCACCAGTGCCGTGTACCCGCCGCCAGCCTGGGCCAGCGCGTAGCCGTATTCGGGCGTGAACTTGTCGTAGAACTCCCGCTGCGCGTCCTGCAGGTTCAGGCCGAAAATGTGCTGTGAATCGAATGGAACGACTTGCATACCACCCCCGTCAACGTCCGCCACCGCGGCTTCCGCCGCCTCCGCCACCAGTCCGGCCGCCGCCCTGTTCGCGGCGGTTCCCGTTCCCAGGGTCGTAGGTTAGCAGCTTGTCCAGCTTCTTGCGGGCCGGCAGCGAGCGGGCCTTCTTGATCCACAGCAGCACCACGTCGCCAGGCTCGCCGAACGCCCCGCCGAGCTTGTCGAAGCCCTCGTCGTTGCCGGACCCGAGGGTGATATTCTCCCCCCGGCCCGTGTAGATCGGCACCTGCCGGCCGGTCGGGATCACGTATTGGTCTCCAACTCGGGGAAGACCGCCACCACCGTCATCGGGTACGGGTCTTCCTGTTTGATCGTGATGCGGCCATCGGTCTCGTACCCCTCCGGCCAGGCCATCTTCTCGGTGTCGCCCGAGTACGGGTAGGTCGGGGTGCCGAGGTAGTCGGCCGGGTAGTACCGGATGTCGTCCATCGTGCCGCCATCGTTCCCGAAGGTACCGCCACGGGAGTCCAGCAGCCGGAACACGACCTCGGAGATGCGCTTGGTCTTGCCCTGCGCAGTCCCGAGATCGCCGCCAGCCTCGATCCGCATGGTGGTCAGCTTGGACGTGTACGGCAGGCCGACCTGCACTACGGATGCGGACGGCGAAATCGTGATTGACCCGCCGGACACGGTCGCGTTAGCGCGCTTCACGCCATCGGCAAGTACCGCAACGGTCTCGCCTTCCAGATGGTCAAGCCCCGAGATGATCGTCGCGGGGGCGCCGTCGTAGGTGAGCCCTGAGTCAACGAAGAACGCATCTTCGATGGCCATTCCCTCGACCGAGATCCAGTCGCGCTCCATGTACTCGACGTACCGCTTGGTCACTCCGTTGATCGTGCGCTTCACGATGAACCACACTTCGTCTCGCGCCCCATCGGGCGACGGGATGCACGCGACCGACTCGACGTACCCATCCCCGCCGATCGGGTGGCGATGCCAGCCAAGCACCTCCTGCTCGCGGTTGAACGTGAACCCGATCAGCTCGCCGTTGTTGCACACCATCCACACGATGCTGTGCGGCTCCTGCTGGTATGCCATCTGGATGATCTGGCCGCGCGTGATGTGATCGGCCAGCACCGACAGGTCGGTGGTCGCGTAGCCGTCCGACTCAAACGTGAACCGGATCTCGCGCAGCTTCCGGCCCGCTTTCTGGATGAACAGGATGGAGTCGTTGACCTTCACCGGGCGCACCTGGCGCGAGCCGTGGCCGGTCTGCGTCACGGCGTTGATGTTGGCCGGGCCAAGCGCCTCGCTGGACGACAGCTCTCCGACGGCGACTTCGTTTCCGAGAGTGCCGATCAGCAGCTTCGATGCAGGCGCGAGCCACGCGGCGTCGTTGATCTCGTCGCTTGCCACCGTGATCGAGATGGCCATGTCGGCAGTCACGTCGGCGCCGTCGCGGTTCTGGAAATTCTCGAAGTCCGACGCAACCGACATGAACACCTGCGCCCCGCGCATAAGCACAAGGCGTTCCTTGAAAAACGTGACGTGCGACGGCCAGCCACGCGAAGCGGACAGCTCGGAGAACGACCAGCGGGTTGTCGGGTTGCCAGCGCCGACTGCCGACGACGGGATGCGCGAGATCACGTCGGCCGTCGCAGTCGTGCCGGACGCCGTGCGGATGATGACCCACCCGTACCCCGAGTGCTGGTACTCCCACTGCACGCCGGCGTCGCCGTCGTAGCGAGCGCCCTCCAAGTGAACGGGCTTGCTTGCGCCAGTAGTGGCGCCGCCGTTCAGGGCCTTGTACACGTTGCCGTCGCTGCGGCGCAGGCTGTTCAGAGCGATGACTTTGCCGGGCTCCCATGCCGTGACCGGGTCTGTCAGGCGGGCTTCCAGCAGGAACAGCGCGCCAACATGGTCGGACGTGAAGATGCTGCTGCTCGCCGTCAGGGTGATGCCGGTTCCGGTCTCGGCGCTGGCGTACACCGTGATGGTGTTGTCCGGGTCGACGCCGATGAACGGGCCGCCCTTGAAGTCGATCTCGGAGAAACGCCAGGTCAGCGCGCCCTCGCGCGTCATCTTGCGCGGCTTGTAGCCGGGGTGCACGAAGTAGATGATGTCGCCTGTCTGCGCGTACTCGATGGCGAACGTGCCGTCATCGTTGGTCAGGTCGGCCAGCGCATACGGCGTCGGGATCTCGTAGATCGGCGGCACGTCCGGCATCTGATACCAGTACGTCGCGTTCGGCGGCGCGTTTCCGGTCGTCGCTCGGATGCAGTAGTACGACAGGCTCCCAACGGTATCAAAGACCAGGTCGCCGACGGCATACGTGGTCGCGCCGTTGTAATTCGGCGGCTTCGGGTAGATCACAAGCTCGTGGTCGAGATAGATGCGGATGTACCCATCGCCGAACTCAAGCATGTAGGACACGTCGCCGGAGAACTTGAACGGGACCAGCCAGGTGCGGTCGTTGCTATCCTTGACCTCGTCCACAAATCGAGTCCCGCTGCGACGGCGCGCCGGGCCCTGCACAAGCGGGATGAACCCCTCCATCTTGTAGCAGCCGTTCGTGTACTTGTTGATGTCGATGCGCCCCTCGATGGTCGGGGACAGCTCGCCACCATTGAAGTTGGTCATCGCGGGTGCTGCGGCGCCCATGTCTTACCCCTTAGAGAACTTCGAGTGTTCCGCTGACTGTATCAGATGCCGTTGCGCTGCCAGCGCCCGTGTCTGTCACGACGCACTGAACCGTGATCAAGCGCGTCTGCGGGGAGCCCGTGTTGGTCTCAACCGTGCAGGTGGCGCTTGTCGAATTTGTCAGAGTGACGCCTGATCCAGAAACCAGCGAGTGCAGGTAGGTGAATGGGCCAACGCCGCCAGTGACGTTGGCCGTGATTGAAACGCCAGCCTTCGCAGGAGACGCTGAGGTTGCGTCCGCCGGGTCAGGCGTCAGCGCAACCGAGTGGCCGCCGCGGTGCATCATCATGGCCTGCACGACGCTCATCACGTCACCCCTGGCCCGGAAACGTAGCCGACCGAGGCAGATGCCATGAAGATTGTCGCCAGCCCGCGCGGCGCAACGGTTCTATTGCCGGTCGTCGTCGTGCCGGCTAGGTACAGGGTTACGCCAGCGCCTTGCGCAATGGTGATGTTGGCCGTGCTGTTATCGTTCAGCACGGTCAGCACATCGCCAGCCGAGAAGATGCTGTTGTCTACCGTGTACGTGCGCGCCGTCGTGTCGGTCTTGGCACGGCACCGGCCAATATCCTGCACGGTGAACGTGTAGTTGGCGTTTTGCGTTGTCGTAGGTACGCTTCTCACGCGGCCATAGAAGTCGCCGAGAATCCTGTTCGTGTCGTCCATTGACAGTAGGTTCTGCCCAAGCAGGCCGGAGAACAGGTAGCAGACCCCGCCTGTCGCATACCACACCCACGATCGCGTTGTCAGCGTGCGGTCGAACCACTGGTAGCCTGACAGGGCCCCGGTCGACTGCATGTAGCTCGTGCAAGTCAGGAAGTCGGTAAATGTCTTCTGACCACCGATACTCTGATTTCCGCTTGTCGTTACCGCGTCCGAGATGCCGAAGCCGGCCACGGTCGTCGGCTTGCTCAGCAGGTTCGACCAGGTGAAGTCGGATTCCAGGACGTAGCGAAGCAGCAGATCGTTGATCTGGTTCGGCTCAACGTCACGCTCGGCTTTGAGCGTGCGCTGCTCGCGGTTTGTCAGCCACTTCCGGGTCATAGCCGCGCAAGCACCCAGGCGTCATCGCTGATCTTCTTCGGCGGCGCCTCTATGGCGTTCGCCATCAAGGCCGTCGTGACCGCGTCTTTGTACTGCTGCGCCGCGCGGGCGAGCTTCGTGTCGGACGCCGACAGCGGCTCGGCAAGCTCCATCGCCAGCCTGCACGCGAACGCCTCGATGAACCCGGCATCGAACAGCGTCGGGTCGCTTTGGCGCGCGATGTAGCGCATCTTGATGGGGCTCGCGTAGTCCGTCAGGATGTAGCCGCCCTCGATCACATACGGCGCCGTGTCCGAGCCGACGTAGTCAGACATGTCTACCGGCGGGTCGAACTCGCCGATGCTCAGGACGCGCAGGCAGTCGGCTGGAAGCGCGTACTGCTTCGAGAACCCGTAGACCGGCGTGCCTGGCGAAACGGCGACCGACGCGCGCTTGATCGAGAACTTCCAGGTGTGCGCGCGTAGCTCGGCGTCCAGCACGATCTCGTACAGGCTGTTGACCGTGCGGCCTTCCTTCGTGTTCTCGGCCAGCGCCGTGATGCGGTTCGCGCCGATCTTCGTCAGCGCGCGATTGGCGATTTCGACTTCGGTGGCCATCGTCTTACCTCCGGCGCCGACGGCGCAGCAGCAGCATGATCGCGGATACCGCGGCCGTGACAACCGCCGTCAGAAACCCGTTGTTCTGGAAAGCGTTGTTCTGAAACGCGCTCATGTTTCAAGTAAAGCAGAAAATCACGAACCCGTCACCGCCTGCGCCACCCGCGCCGCCCGTCGCGCCAGCACCACCACCGCCGCCGCCGCATCCGAGCGCGCCATCGCCGCCCTTGCCCGCCACGCCGGAGTTGTTGCTGCCACCGCCAGACCCGCCCATGTGGTACATGGGGCGCATGTAGCGCGGGCCGTCAACACCGTTCCCGCCAGCGGTCACGCCGCCCGGCAGGGTCGGGACGACGCCGCCAGCATTAAC